TTGAACTTACACTACTAATTGTAGCACTACCTGTAGCAGTACAACCATTAGTATCGGTTACAGTAACATTATAAGTTCCAGCAGGTAAACCTGTTGGATCTTCTACTGTTCTTACTACTGTAGATCCAGTAACCCAAGAATATGTGAATGGAGAAGTACCTCCAGCTACGGTAATATTAATAGCACCAACTTCTTGACCTGGTTCAGGACAATCAGCTACAGTTGAATTAATTGTTACTGTGAATGGAGATGGTTGAGTAATAGTAACTAAAGATGAAGTACTACATAAGTTATCTTTTACAGTTACTGTATAAGTAGCTGGTGTTAAGCTTGAGAATAAAGTGTTTGAAGCAAATCCTGACCATGTACTGCCACCATTGATAGATGCAGAATAAGGAGCTCCATAAGTTGAAGAACCAGTAACTGCAATTTTTCCATTCCCACTACCATAACAAGTTACGTTAATAGGATTTGTAGTTACAGTAATTATATCTGCTGTTACAGTAAATGAAGAAGAAACAATTGTTCCTTCACTATCTTTAATATATAAAGTACTATTACCAATAGGGGCTGTTGTTGATGCTGTTGGTTGATACCACTCACAGTTAGCTAAATTACTATATGTACTACCTCCAATTGAATATTGGTAAGGAGGAATACCATAATTTATTGAAAAAGTTACAGGTGAAACACCTCCAGCACAAACAACTGATTGGTTGGACTGAGACATTGCAAGAGGTAACTTATATAATTCTAAATTAATACTAGCTGTATTACTTGTTAAACAAGTATTATCATTAACTGTATAATATAATTTGTAATTTCCTGGTGTTATACCTAAAGTTTCACATTCATTTATAAAAAGAGAACCTGTAATTAAGGTAATATTAGGAAAACTATATCCTGTATAAGGATATGTTACTATTGAACCAGTAACGATAGCTGTAGAATTACAACTATCAATATAGTCATTAGCTAGAACATCTAATTTTTTAACACGCTGTACGTTTAATACACTAAAGTAATCGTTTATAGCGTTTGGAGGAGTAGGTAGAAAACATTTATAATTAGGATTAGTAATAACAACTACACCTTGAGAATAAAATATATTTCCTACATGAACTTTATTCTGTAATTCAGCTATATATCCTGGAGGAGCATAGTAACCTGGTTCTACATAATAACCTGTAAATGATATATCGTATACGTTTCCAAATCCATCATCTGCTAATTGATAACTACCACTTGCAGTTAAAATAAAATTATCAGGTTTGATTTGTTCACCATAAATGTTTTGGTTGAACGACATTACTCTAATAATATCATTAGATGCAGTTGGAAAATTATTTATAAATTCAGGATTCTCATTAAAATCAAAATAAGAACTAGTTGAAATAGTACTTGATTCTGTCATATAAGATTCATAATACATAGAATCTAATAATGAATGAGAATCAAGAATACTTGAAGAATGGTATTGGTAATATAGATGATTTACTTGACGATAAACTAAAGACTCATATTGAGTCTCTGTTATTGGTCCATTAATTAAATCAATACTACCCGTTAAATTTTTTCCTTTGAATATAGTAAAATACGCACCATCCTGAGGAACACAAGCGAAATCAAGGTTCCAATTTTTATTTGCTGTATAAGGAACAACAAATACGTCTGATGTACTCAGTTTTTTGAATGATGCCATTTAATAACATTTCTTTATATTAGTAGTCTAACTTGATACGAATTAAGGCTTCCTTAGTAAAGTCTTTTACTAATGGTTTGCTTAATTTAGCAACAGCTAATAATTCGTTATTATCATTGTATAACCCTACAGTTGTGATATAAGTTTGTGGATTATCAATTAATGTAGTGTACAAGATATTACCTGTATTATCAATAATTGATGGATTCGAAGTATAATTATATTCACTGTTTTTAATTCTTGTAAAGAAGAAACGGGATGAAATAGTTTCAGATGATTGTAATCTAAAAAACTTACTTCCACCTATTGCTGCATTTATAGAATTATATAATTTAGCGTTATTGTTGTCATAACTATTAGTTGATGTTGCCGGAGCTACCAAAAATCCTGTAATTGCACCTGGATTTAGAACTATTAATCCTAAATCAGGGAACATATGACCATACACGGTTGTATTGGCTGGTGTACCTGCTGAACCGCTTACAATATTAAAATATCTATTACTATCAATAAATTGGCTAGTAGTTAAAACATTACTATTATCTGTTAAAGAAATTGTAGAACTTCCACTTGTTAAAGATAAAGTTAAAGAACCTGGATGTAAACTTTCTTTATAACGAGATCTTGCTACGTTAATAACATAAAATGAGTTTACAGTAGAACCTCCAATTTGGAAAGTTGCTGTTTCACTTCCGTAAATTAAATTTCTATATTGACCATATACTACTTTTGTAGGTGATGAACTAGTTACATTTGAATTAAAGTAAGCTGATCCTGAACCTGAAATATGAGCATACTCAATAGAGAATACTACTTCACCTGCATTGTAAACATCTAAATAAAATTGTGATGCTGATGCTTGTGTTGATGAAGTTGCTACCGATGTTAAATTCACGTTATCAGAAGGAAATAATCCTCTAACAACTGTTTCTGAACTTATTACTGAATCTTCTGTGTTATATCTATTAAATGACATATGTTAGTTAACTTTTTGGATTATTAAAGGAACAGTAATTCTTGAACCACTATCTCTACCTGTTACAGTAATTGTAGTAGTTAATGAAGTAGCTGTAGTACCAAATAATGTGTTAATTGTAGTTCCAGTTAGTGTGAATGAAGTACCAATTTCTGCTTTAGATAATTTAGTACCGCTTGTAGTATTTAAACTGCTATTACCTACAGTAGCACCAGTGATACCAGCACCTGTAAAGGTAGATATTAATCTAACATCAGCTACACTCATTACATAACCATTAGTTTCATAAGTACTATTAGCACCTAAGTAGTTTAATGTTTGTGGAGTAATACTTAATGATTGGCCTTGTTTTAAGATAATTGAAGAGTAACCTAAAGAAATAACAGGCATTTTGCTTGTACCTCTTGGTAAAGTTACTAATTTATAACGCATGATTTGCGCCTCGTCTGGGAACGCTTCAATAACAGGCATAGCTTCAATAGCTTCACCATAATATGCTGATCCAGATGGGTGTGTCGGGTTGTATAAAGTATAATCAACCTCATCATCTGCTAATGAGAACTGAGTTATTTGGAATGAACCGTCGTTGCGAGCCAACAATTCGCGGCCCTTTTTGGTTAAAACCGCATCAACAGTTACATAAGAAGGATTTAATATTGCCATAGTGTATTTAATTACTGTATATAAATATACAAAGTTTAAATTTTATTATATTGTGCCTCCATCTAACCCACCACCTTCAAGCATCTTTGATTTTACTTCACGGGTAATTGTGTCAATGTTTTTAAATACATCTGGGTGGATGTTTTCGGGAATTGAGAAGCCATATGATGTTTTACCATCACGTTTAATGAAATTTATAATTGTGTTTGTTTCGTCTTTTAATCTTTTTAAGAATAATATTTTACTCATAGATCCTCTAAATGCTGTTGCTTTATCACCATTGTCAAAAGAAGGATATATGTCTAATACTAATTTACCACCAACAACTGTAGTATTAACTACCCTGTATTCAGCTACTGATCCACTAGTATTGTGATGGACAATTAAATCATAATATCCCGGATTAAATGTATAATCTACATCTCCATAAGTAGGATATAATACATTAATAGTTGCTGCGGATCCTGTAGGAGGGTTTGGTATAAAGTTATACCCAGCAAAACTAGATAATTGTTGATTTAGTGTTATGCTGCTTGTTGTACTACCTGAAGTGAAAGTAGTAGATTCAATAAATCCAGAACCACCAGCTATAGCAGTTGGAAGATTGTTAATTTGATTAGAAACTGACGCTATTCTTAAATTTCCACTAGTATTAAATCTAGTTATATAATTACCACCAGCATTGATAGTTAATCCACTTTGTCTTAAGCGAATTTGAAATTTGTCAGTTGGTCCTGTTAAACTTTGTGGTGTATTTATATTTAAACTAATAACAGCAGTTTCAGCAACATTATATATTCCTGGGATTTCATAGAATTGGCTATAAAGATTTGCTTGACCATAGCTATAATAACCACAGTTAATAACACTTCCATATCCACCACCAGAAGTTGCATTACATGAACCACCACTAATAAAAAAAGTTATAGTTGAACTTGTTCCCCATATAGCCTTATAATTAGAAAAACTAACACTACAACTACCACAACTACTACAATCATTACAGTTAGTGGTTGGAAAGGATATTGAACTATAAATATCATATCCGTAAACTGTAGTTCCTCTAGGAAATACAACAGTTCCTCCAACAGTAATATCTGCTTCTAAAACATAAGGAATACCATTAAGAGTTATAGATTCTCTAAAATTTGGATCCCCTCCAGTATAACTAAAATCATTAGTATATGCTTGACCGTTGAATATAGATCCTGTTACTTGATCTACTATTGTAACTGATTGTTGACTAGAAGCTAATACTGTAGAACCACTAACAACTTCTAAAGCCCAAGTCACTGAGCCACCATTAGACATACTTATTTCTAATGAAACATTAGCTGCAATATCATATAAACCTGTTTCAGGTACCGAGTATGAAGGGTGGGTTTGAGACCCTGTACTTCCAATATTATAATAAGCAGAGGAATTAATATCTGTAGTTATATTTGTAAAAACATTATAAACTACTCTATCACTTGACCCACTCGTAAATAAAGGATAGGTTGGAGTTGTTCCAACAGAACTAGTTATTAATCCAGCAGGATGGGATGCAACTAATTCATGAGCTGTATTTCCTATAGTTGATTCAAAGTATAAAGTACTAGCGCTTCCTGAAAAATATAATAAAGGTGTATATGAATATCCACTTTCAAAAATATGTTTAGTTCCATCTAAACTCTTTTGATTACTATACTTTTGATTATCAAATAATGATATATTTAAATCATCATCAGTAATAAATGTTCTTTGTACTTCTTCCCAATTTTTATTACGTTGGTTAAGTTCAGTTAAATTTCCTTCCTCATCTACAAGATATTTTGTAATAACATCATTTCTATTTGGTAAAAATTTATTTTTTACAACTTCAGAAAATAAACCTATCTTTCTTACTTGATGATCAATAGCCGCTGTTTTACCATACGATTTATCACCTTCATAAGATGCCGAAGCTGAAGAGTAGTTATTGTATTCTAAACTAGTTACTTTAACACCACCATATCTTGATAATTCAAATGATTTTAAAGATTCATTGCTATCTTGAACATCGGTTTGTATTTGTTTAGATCCACTTTGTATTAAACTTCCACTTGAATTATAGACATATATTGGAATTAATTTTTGAACTTTAACTGATGGTCTGCTTCCACTAGTGTTATTTATCATAACATTAAAGTCGGTATGTTCAAATTGATATGAGCTAGATGTGGTTGTAACTAAAAATGGGTTTGGGTTTGTGCGCTTAAAATCCTCATTAATATCCGGCCAACTTCCACTCAATTCCCCGTTGTAAAATGCTCGTCTATCGTTTGGCAATAAACTATATAAATAATCGTTGTCCTCAGCAATTGTAGGCCCTTGATAATTAGCTTCATGTACTATTTGTCTAACAACACCAGGTTGAATTCTTTTCATTTTAATTCTTTCCAAATGTTGAGGGCGTATAGTAACACCTGTCAATAGAGTAGATCTACCAGGTACATAATCCTTTAACATTTTAAACAACGAATTATCAAAGAACTTTATTAACTCAATAAACCCAGCATAATCAAATTCAACATTAAAGTTGGAATTAATATGTGTTTTTCTTAAGGTTTCTAATGTTGGATAACTACCACTTGCTTCAAAACGTGGATCACCAATATAGCTATCAATTTCAAAATTAGTAACAGCACTTGCTATCGATGATGATAATACGTTATCTATTTTATTTTGAGGTGAAAATGATATATCAATTTTATGATAATCTACTGATCTGGCTGATGTAATATCTGTATCTTCTTTTTCTAATCTAATATAAGGAGATAATACACTTCCTGTAATTTGAGTAGAAATAACACGAATTTTATCACCATTACTGTCGGTTAATGTATTGCGTTTAGTATTACCACCAAATTCTTTAATTGGTAAAATACTTCCTGTAATACCAAATACATTAATTAAATGATCTAAACCTTTATTACTACCTTTTGATTTGAATAATAATGGTATGTTGTGGTATATTCTTTTATATACTTCGGCAACTAAATCTTTTTTAGGAATATTATTTAAATCTCCTATACTACCACTATTAGCACCTAATAATGCTAAATCTAAATCTACATCAGCTTTACTATTGTATAAATGAACACCTAATGATTGTAAGGCATGGAATACAATATCTTTTGAAACACCTTCTTCAAGGTTGTTTCTATTCTTATATAAATCGGTAACTGAATTTAAGTAAATCCATATATTATCAAAATATTGACCCATCATATTAACAAATGTTAAGTATGGGGTATTAACTGAATCTTCAAGAACGTAACTAGGTATCAATTGTAATAATTGATCTTGGTTATCTAAATCAAAATCTTGAGCAGCTATTATTCTACCATTATACCAGTTAGTAACAATTGATGATGTTACTGGTTGTAATATAAATGGTTTAGTACTTGTTGTTTTTGGGTAAGCATATGATCCTGACTCAAAATACATATATTTTTCATATTCATCAAACCCAGTAACAAGAGAGGTAATGCTTGATGAATAATAAGCTAATTCTGTTGCTTTGGTGGATAATGTACTAGATGCTATAATAGACGAAGTAGCCTCATATTTTTGTATTAGAGTAACTTTATCTTTAAAATTAGCAATTCTAGATTCAGCTGAACTAAATCTAACAAAATCATTAAAATCAGTATAGTCTACATTAATGTCAACAGATCCACTTAAATAGCGAGTAATGAAATTAAAATTAGAACCTGTTAATTGATTGATTAATGAATTGTGATTATGATAAGGAGTACTTACATTATTAAAATCAACTTTAACACTAAAATTAGGTCCCTTTATATTGGGAGCTTCATCTAATATTAATAATTTATCTAAATTAATATCAAAAGTATAACTATCAATAATTTCATCCACAATCCAAAAAGTATCTTTTACAGATATATCTTCTGATAGTGGGCTATATAATTTAATTAATACGTAGTAGTCATCTTCTGTTGTATCTAAAGCAACATTAATTATAACAGGTGTATTATTCCTTCCAAAATTTGCTAAATAAGATTTTAAATAGGGAGTAGTATTAATTTCATTTACTAAAGCTAATGCTCTTGGTCCTAATAAATCATTATTTAAAAAAGTAGAACCTACTTTAAGTTCAGTTCTGTCATCAGAAATTTCTTTGATAAAAAGAGGAGCAACAGGTAAACCTAATTTATTTCTAAAAAAGTTATATGTTGTTTGAAACTCACCATTACTATATTCTTTCTTTAAATCTTCAATAGGGTCTACTTCTAAAAAAGAATAAGTTCCATCTATATTTAAAGCAACGTTTGAGGGTGATTTATAAGATAAATAAGAATAAGCTTGTCTTAAAGGATTGCCTAAAATATCATGTATGTGATATTCTACATAGTCATCAGGTGTTCCAAAATTATTTATAATCTTGTTTTGACCCAACAAAGCAATATCTTTTTCATCAAATCTATTTGATTGACTTGTATTGCTAATATTTCCTATAATCTTTATTTCAGCCATTATTTCTTATTCTTTGTGTAGTCTGTAATAATTGTTTTTGTTTCTAAAAGCTGTTGTCTTAAAGAAGTAATTTCATTAAGTAACGCTTGTATATCAACATCATCCGCTAATTGAACTCCTAAATATTCTGCTTCTTTATTTAGAATATATCTATGAGATTCAACTTCACCTTCTTTAGGAATTTGATAGAATAATTCTTCATATAATTGAAAAAAATCTTCAAGTGTAAATTCAGGTACTATTGTGTCTTTTAAAAAGAAACTAAAGTCTGTATTTAATACACTATTATTCTTTCCTAAAATAGTTTTATCAACCTTTATACTTTCCATTATCTAATTACTTTAAAAATATAATCTTCATCAAATATAATAGTTGAACCATCAATTACAGATTTAATAAGTATTTTATAAAACCTTTCTGGTTGTAATCCATTCATATAAACTGTAAAGAAACTTGAAGTTGGATCAGCGCTTATTTTTGTATATGATGTATCAAAATCAACTACCCAATCTTCAGTATCTAAATCTTTAATAGCCCAATATGATGCACTAGGTAGTAATTGAGACCCGGTTACATATAATTGATTTGTATTAAATGTTCTTGGTGGATGTTGGTTTCTAACTCCTAATCTAAATTTATTAATTGAATCTTGCTGAAATTCAGCTTTATTATTTTTTAATGAAACAACAGATTGATGATTAGTTGTTACAACTAAACTACCAGTAACAAATGTACTATCATCCCATCTAACCTCCAAACATGGTGGATAAATAGTATGAGTATCTGATGAGAAATATTTTAATTCAAATGGAGCACTTGATGTTGCAAATTCAATACTGCTTGTGTGTTTTAAAATAAAACCTTCATTTTTGATTCTAGTAGCAGCAAATGGATTTGTTTCATAAGCAAAAAACGCAGCTACTGCTGTAGTAACGTCTAATTCAATGTCTTTTTCATCATTATAAGTAAATGATTGAGTAGCAACAGAGCCAGTAATCCAATCACCACCTGCTGTTGTCCATGTATTAGTTAATGTCTTATAATTCCAACTAACACCATTTTGAGTAACAGGAAAATTAGCTAATCTTCCTGTTCCCATATCCCATGTCCCCGAAACTGGGTGGCATTCGATTTTATACTCTGTTGGAATTTCAGAAGCGTTTGCTAAATACAATTTTAAAAATGCTTTATAACTTCCTGACGCTTTGCCAGTAATAGCATTAACTATTTCGCTAGTTGAAAATTTAATCAGTGCTCTAGAAGCCTCTCTAGTACCTTGGAAAGTACTTTCGTATGTACTAACTTCTAGAATCTCGTCTATCCCTGTGTTAGTTAGGGGGTAGTAAGAATAAATTGTTGCGTCCTTTTCAGGGAATATTTTATATACGGCCATGTAAAAAAGTTTCCGGTTACTATATATAAATATTGCAACCGGAAGCTCCTAATTTAATTATGTGTTATTATGCTAGTAAGGCGTGATATTCCTTAAAGTGTTTAATTCTATCCGGCAATCCAATAGTACCACCGTTAACACGTTTAGTAATTTGTGTAACAACTGCATCAGTTGCACCACCATCCGCTAATTTATGTAAACCGTTTTTACTAAAAAACCAAGCAGCAGACAATAAAGCATACTTCTCAGCAACCCATTGTGGATTAGCTGCAATATCTTCATTAATTGATTTACCAAATGCTGTGTAGTTATCTTTACCTGTTAATTGGATATAACCACGACCACAGAATTTAGCACCTTCACCAGAAGCTTCAGGTCCGTTACCCATTCTATTGCCATAAACTTTATTAGCAATTTTTTCTGGTTTGCGGGCGTATTGATTAGCTAGTGCTTCATTTGGAAAATATTTTTTAAATATACCCATTAAACCTTTAGCACTGTAATTTAAGTTTTCTTTTGTTAAACGGAAACCGCCTGATTCATGACCACATTGAGCTAAAAAGTGAGCTAAACGTAGTGGGGTATTAATTTGGAATTTTTCCATTACTCCTGGAATCTGGGTGATTACCACATCCGGAATATGTCCTTTTAATTTGTCTAAATTCATATTTTAATTTTTATAATGTTACAATTCTACCTTGTATATCAACATTAGGAAATCTAATTTCAAATATAGAGGGGTCTAATGATGGATATAGTATATTATTTCTAGTTGCACCAAATATATCATAGCTGTATGGAGAATAATCACCACCTGATTTATTTACAACTTCAACTTTTGTTATTGATTGAACTCCCTTAACCTGTATTAATGTTGAATTAATATCAGATATAACAAATGGTTTATTAATTTGCATGTACTCAATACCAAATTTATCTTTCAAAGCACTTATACAATTACTTAATACCTCTTTATTATTAAATGTTGGTAAAACAGAAATATCAAAGTTAATACCTATATTGAGAAAATAAGCATTTTTAATATTGATAGCATCTGTAGCCATTCTGTACTGTGATAAATAATTTTTGATATTATTCTTAAGTGCAGAAGAAGGAGTTGTTAAATTTTTATTTGCATTATATCCCAAAGTATATAAACTAATAGATAAAGGATTATTATCTAATAATCTATCGTTTCCTGAATTAACTGATAAAGCAAAATCATTTATAGCATATACTTTAGCAACTGCGCCAAAATGGCTAGGCATACTAAGTACTCTATTAATATAATCTTCTTTAGTTACAACTCTGTTTTGTGAAGAGAAAGAGTAAAGAGTATTTTGTCTAATTTCTTCAACTGTATCTTCATCTCTACCCCCAATAGCAGGTTCAGGATTATTAATAATCATGCTATTAAAAATGGTTGTATTTTGAGGAGACGTTACAGTACCATTAAATGTAATATCAGCTAAGTTAAACTTTCTATTTACAATTTCATTAGAAGGAACGTTTGATACTATACCACCACCTATAAGATATTTTATTGTTAAAATACCTGTTGGAGCTAAACCATATTCTCTTGTAGTTACTACGGCGGCTCTATTAAATGTGTTGTTTGGATCATATACATTAACATCCGTACCTAAATTTAAGTTATTTGGATTAGGTAATATAGAAGTATCTGAAGATGAGTTTGTTCCTGCTCCAAATTGTAATTCTAAATCACCATTTTCTTTAAATCTAGTTACAAATCTTCTAGGTGTTTCAATATAGCTTAATAAATAAGGAATTGAATCAGAATTATATGTTGGGTTAGTAGCTTTTTGAGGAATGCCTTGTTGAGCTAAATAAGGAACTTCATACCAAATATTACTACCAGCATCTGTAACTTGTAATATGTTTAATATATTATTGTCAGATATAGTAGTACTAGTAAACTTTTGAGGAGTAGCACCAAAATCAATAGTTGTTGTTTTAATTTCTGCTGATATTGCTTTTACTGTTTTTGTTACTCTATAATAACCGGGTTGGTCAAAAGCAATAGTTCTATTTTCTTCTTTAGAAAAATCAACTAATTCTGTAGTTAAAAACTTAATACCACTAATACTCTCTACAACACTATTTTCAGGAATTATAATATAATAATTGGCATTTGGAATTTCAGTGTTGTTTAATATGTTTGTTACAATTGGAACTAATTGAGATATTTGTAAATCAACATAAGAAGCATAAGACATTTTAGGCCTATAACCTAATGCATAAGCTAAAGATATAGCATTGTCTTTTTCTTTTGTATATAAAAGTAAGTTTTCTTGAAATTGAGTATCTAAATAGAATGATAATACATCACCCACATAAGATGCCATTTCGATAAACATCATCCCGGGGGACGCGTCTGAGAAATCATTATAAGCTGTAGGGAAATAAGTTTTAGCATGTTTTATCAATGTAGACTTAAAGTCACTAAAGCTTTTATTTAGATATGATATGTTTTTAGTTTCGGACATTATTCAAAGTTAATTTGTATTTCATCTGCTTCACCTGAGATCTTCATACTGTATTCAACTTTTACGTTTACTATATGTTCATCAGGTGTTGGGGTAATAATTACATCCTCTAAATTTACTTCAGGAATAAACATTGATATACCCATTCTTATATTATTTTCAATTTTATTAACATTTTCATCATTAATAAAATCAAATATGGATTTTTTTATATCACAACCAAATTCAGGGTTTTCAATTCGTTCGCCTTTATTAGTTAATAAAAGGTTAATTAAATTATATTTTACCTGTTCTTTAGTACTATATGTACTTTTAAAAGCAGAAGGTTTATTAAAGGGCAAACCAACACCGATTGCAATATTTTTTTGCAAATCCCTAGGATCTATACGATATGTTTTAGGTACTGCCATTATCCTCCTTGTAGCATTTGATTCATTTCAGAACGAGTAAGGTTAGAAGCGGTATCATTGATAAACGCAGCAAATGGATTATCACTTGTTGGGTCTACTTTTAATTGTGTTTGAGGTTTGGCTCCTGCTGGCATTCCAAACATTTCGGCCATCTTATTACTCATTTGAGATCTCATACCAACATTATGTACATCCCCGCTATCAAATGACATCGAGCGACCTTCAGTAAGTGGTTGAGTTGTTTGTGGTGTTACACCACTCTTTAATTGTTCTAACAGCATTAAGCCAAGTTCTTCACGAACTGCTTCACGTACTGCTTCTTTAATTAATGATTTAAATTGTTTAGCTTCCATAACAATAAATATTAGGGTTTGAGATTTTGTTGATCTATGATTAATTTAAGTTCTTCAATAAGGATGTCTGGGTCTAAGGTAAATGATCTAGAAGATTGTATTACTTCTACATTATCATTACTAATAGCTACAGCATATCTACGCTTATTCCCAGCAACGATAAATTTAGGATCGTTTTCCTCTTTAATAGCAAATTTAAATCCTTTATATCCTGTAGTTAAATCACCAAAATTACCTGATGGTGATAATGTGGATAGGATTTTATCTAAGTCGGTTCTGTCAAATGCTTCTAGATTAGAAGGTTCATCAAAAAAGGCATCAATTTCTTTAAGTCTTTCTTTTTGGTCTTCTAATTCTTCAATAATTCTATTTAATAATAATTCTATAATAGCAATAGCTGCCAAAATACTACTTATAATTTCAACTGCTAGTTCGTATTTCTTTCTAAATCTTTCTTTAGTAGGAGTTACAACATCGGGTGCTGGGGATGGTACAGGGATTGGTAAAAGAATATCTGCTAAGAATAAAATAATCTCTAATATAGATAATATAAGTGCTATTCGCTCTAAAGTACCTTTTATAGAATTAATTTTGGCTTCATTTTCCTTTATAATTCGTATAGCATTATTTCTTAATAAAGTAGCTTTTTTAACATCATCTTTAGATTGGATATTATCAATAACATTATTTACACTATCAACTAATTCTTCTATTTTTTTATTTCGTACAGAAATTAATTGACATGTTATAGTTAAAGCAGCCATTATTACCGGAACAGGATTCTTTTTAGCAGCTTTAATAGCTCCTTTTAATAAGTCTTTTAATATCCTTCCATTTTTTCTTTTAGCTCTTTTGTAACTTTTCTTTAAAAAATTTTTAACCTTTTCGTCTGCCATTTTTAATTTAGAATTAATAGCTTCTTTAGTATTCTCTATTAATTTAGTATATTCTTCTGTTTTTTTATCTATAAACTCTTTTAAGTCTTTTTCTTCTACTTCAAAATTTCCTTGTACTATACCTTTAATTCTATCTGCTTCTTCTCTAGTAATAGATTTATTAACTATACGCTTATCTAAATCATTAAATTTCCCAAATGTATTTGATTTTAAATCATCATATTTCTTTTTAGCAGCATCTATATCATTTAAAACCTGTTGAACAGGTCCTGATGTCATTTGTTTTCCCTTTTCAATAGCCATCTCCGCTATTTTAGAAGCGTCTAGATTATTTTTAATGGATTCTAATTTTCCTTTAGCGGCGGTTGCACTAGATACTAATCCGGCTATATTAACTGTATTTGGCATTATTTGGCTACTCTTACTTTTTGTGACTTAATATCAATTAATTTTGGAATCAAATTATCAACTGATTCTTTTAATCCTCTTGCTGCTGTGTTAAGCTGAGTTATAGGAGATCCTTTTGATCCATTTAATGCTGATGAACATATTGTACTAAATGTAGATAAACTTGTAAGTAAACTATTTAATAATTTTACAGTTTCATTACCTAACAATACTGGTTCTTCAGGAATTTTACTTCCATTCATTCCTAAAAATATAACAGGTGAATTAATCACAGTTTTATCATCAGCATCTAAGCTAATAGTATTTTTAGTATATAATTCAATGTTGTTATGAGCAAATAATAATACGTTTTCTTTTTTAGAATTAATAACAACTCTATCTGACGTTAATATTGCTTGAGATCCTTCTATATATTTGTCTGGTAAAGACGTTGTTGTAAGAGGATTTAATTTAGTTTTAGAAACTTTTAAAGGAACTTTTTGAGAAGAAGTTAAATATAAAGCAGAAGAATCTTTATTAATATCTTCAACATATAATTTTCCACTTCCAAATTTATGACCATTAGCTAAAATAGTAATTGGATCACCATTTCTACCACTATCACTCCAAAAATTCTCTCCTGTATTAATTTTATTTGTAGAACCAAATCTTAAAGTATTTCCAAAACGTCCTTCAAGTATATAATCACCTTCAAAAGGTAAAATACTTTCTACTTTTGGATTTTCATCAAATCCTAAACCTAAAGGATGTTCTGCATCTGCTGTTTGAGAATTAGAATGGTTATTACCCCATAAATTAATATTTGTTATATAATAAAAAGTAGGTTTTTCATTAGTATTGCTTGATTGAGTGTTTGTAGAGGGTAACGGAAAAACTAAAATTAATTCTCCATTTAAAGGAATATATTTCTGGTTTGGAAATAAAGGCTTAGCTATAGAGTATCCTAAAACAGTATTACTTGTAATATTTTCTTTATAATTATCTTGCTCTTTAGAACCAGTATATGGTTTAAATAATACAGTACCCACACCGGCCCAACCACCACAAAGATCAAAAACTTTTTTAGATGGTGTTTTTTCATCCATTACAGTAGCAAATACCTTCCCTACCTTAAATTTAAAGGGAGAACCACCTGAAGAGGGGGCCGATCGTAAGGAAGATAAACCATGTTTAGTTATCATTTTCTAATATTTTGCTAGCGCTAGTATCAATGTTTTCTATTTGTTTAG